CTATATCTTTCGGACTACAAGTTTTTGCGCCCTGGCGATGTCGCGCTTGTGGTGACCAAAAACGTCCCCGGAACGCCTTACGGTTTGTTTGAAGCGGGGCTATACTTACGGACGCGGGATTATCACGATCGTATTTATTTCAGTGGTCAGCAAATCGCGCAATTTGAGTCGCAAGTGACGCTGCTGGATGACCAACCCTGGGAGGACGACTTGCCCGAGGGGGATGTGCGATACGCGGCTGACGACATTTCTGATTCTTACATTTCGCCTAACACTTATGGAGCGCCTAACCGCTGGGCGCGAATCGGTATTGCCCGGTTGTTCTCGGACGCAAAGGCTATTCACGCCCGATTCGGATTCGCGACTGGATTCGGCTCAGGGTATGATTCTGCGGTCGGCGAGGTCGAGATCAGGCTACGGAGCCGTACGACGTCGCCGACTATCATCGGCGAGATCATTGTCCACAATTACAATCTGCCGATCAGTAGCGGTAACTTGAGCATTATTCAACCGTCGCAGTTTGTCGGTGTCATCACGTCGGAGGATACTACTGCCGGCGGTGGAACCGTCGAACTGTTTGTTCAGATTCCATATTCGAGCGAGCGCATCGATATCATTCCACTATACCAATCCTGCAACGAGACGGACTCCCGCGGTGGTATAGAGTGGAGAGACCAACTTAACGAGACACTCTTAAATGAATTGCCCGCGGGTACACAGATTGTCGGACGTGCGGCAGATGCTTATCAGCATCGCGTGTTTGCCAATGCAGTCAAACTCAACCCATTATCTGTACAGCCAAACACACCTTTACGAAATGTCGGATTGTTTGCGGTCAGCAGTACCGCATGGAATCCGTTGGGCTTATCCGGTGATCCGTCTTATCTCGTTACGCATGACGGAAATAAGTATCAGATGGTATTTATGGGTCGACCGTATATTAGGAGCGCTACAGCCAACGGATCGCAAACGGACTTTGACTTTACCCATGATCTCGGCAAAGCACCGTATATGGTGTTTGCAACACAAGTTGAGGGGTCTGCAAAGCCATATACGGTCAGTTTTGACGATACAAAGATAACCGTTAAATTTGCCGAGGCACCAACTGCTGGCACGATAAGGTTCCATTTATTAGTTATCACAGTTGGTGCTTGACAAACATAAGCCTATAGTTTATCCTAAAAATAGCTTTCGCCCGACGGTCGCGGGCGTGGATTGTGATGTCATCATCCGTATTACTCTCATTACACTCTCGCGAGAGCACACAAAAGAGCCGGCAGCTAGCACCGGCTCTTTTGTTGTTTTGATTTCTTTCTTTTCTCCTCCTCTCTTGATGCAATCTTTTCGGGAGTGTTATCTGCCTCCCTACACTCCTCTGAACAGTAAGAGTCCATGTTATACGTGGGTGTCCCACAGTAAAGGCATGACCAGTACATATTAAAAGCGTCCCATGCCATAACAATTCTCCTTTCATTAGTTAGCTGGAATCTCTTTTAAGGTTATCGGCTTGTCTGCGATAACCAAACGTTGCGCAAGCTCGTCCCCCGACAGATCCCCGTCCTTGGTGTAGTCGAACCCGCGGATCGTGACCGCCGTGTACGCGCCAACTGCTGTGATCAGATGTGGCGGTAACGTACCCACAACATGTTTGCCTGCGATCTGGTCCGGAGTTACTGCATCATACACCGGCACGGCTCCGTATCGATCGAGCAGTAGATCAACCGTACCTTGGTGACGGGATACGATGACCGTATCAAGATCGTCCGCGTTGTCGATCGTCTCAATGCGGTATTTACGGACATCGAGATCAGCTGCAATGATCTCCTCCGGCGTGTTAAACACCGCGCCACGTGGAAGTTGCAAGGCATAATATTCTGTAATGCCTTGCTGCGCCAAAATCGATGGCGCAAGCGATGACAATACGACTTCTTCCGTTCCTTGCGAGTGCGCGGATAGTCCCGCGATCGCTGGGAATCCTGACGCTACAACCTTTTTAGTTGACAATAATTGAGATAATTTCATAATAATTAACTCCTTGTTTAAATGTATTGTTTAAATGTACTTTACGTGTGCGGGTTTACGGACATCGATCCGATTACTGACCGAGCTCTCGATCCAGTAGAGGATCACCGCGTGCCCATCGATCGTCTCAGCCTGTGCCGACCACTCAGCTATACGTCCAGTAGGCTGAGGATCGGATAGTAGCACATACTCGATACCCATATACTCGACGATCATTTGATCGCCTCCTTTGTCATGAAAATATGGAAGGATACTTGCTTGCCAGTTGATACTCAGCCTGGTGCGGTCCCCAACCGTCGAGTACCATCTCGACAAAGTCGATGATATACTTGCGGTGCAGATCGCCAAGTCGGACGCGATCTCTCTCGCCTTTAGACCATACGCCAAAGCAGTCGTTAGATAAGATTGTCTGCACTTTTTGCACGTCGTTATCAAACACCTCGACGTCAAAGTACCCTTTCTTTCGGTTGTAATAGAGCAGCGCTGGTCCTTTCCAGCCGTTAAACGCCTCGATTGCCTTATCAAGAGTTTCAAGCTCCACTCTCTTCACCTCCTTTTCGTAATACTCATATATTTTTCGTGCGGTGGCGATCGTCATGTTTTCCAGCGGGGTCGTGCCGTTTTGGTACCTATTGATCGTCCTGTTTGGCACGCCTAGCGCCTTTGCCACCTCGTAGGAGGTGCGGGTGTCGAGCACCCGCTTTATGGCCTTGACCACTTTTTCAAAGTCGTTCATGTTGTTCAAAACCTCTTTACTCCCGTGTTGATGTACTGCTTAAAGAGCCTAAACATGTAATTTGGCTCTTGGTTGTCGCGGTTATCTATCCAAAATTTTGCCGAGCTGTTGGACATGATCTCTGCAAAGCGTGCGTATCTGTCCAGCGCGTCGTTCATGGACTTGATCGTACTCTCTACCAAAAAATCAGGCAGGCTTTCCAAGTATGCTTTGATGCCTTCTTCCGATTTCAGCGCTTCGATGATGCGTTGCACCGGTCTCGATTTGATCTCCGTCTTCCCGCCCGGCAGCATGTTGGTGACTTCGTATTGTTCTCTTAAAACTTCCTGAAGAAGGACATTTGCTGCCTTTGCTCTGATTTCGCTTGCCCACTTTACTTGCTTTTCCGTACCTTCAAGCTCCACAGCGGGCAACGGTTTGATTGTACCTTTTACTTTTTCCATCATTGTTCATTTCCCCTTTCCTTGTTCCTGTCTATATAATACCACAGTATTATATAATACGCAAGTATTATTTTTTGATTTTAATAAAATACTCGCAAATCGTTTGATGTTGGGTGATTTGTGATCTGGAGCGTCCCGATCTGCGAATGCAAAACAGAGATCAAGCCGCGCTGGGTGCTGGACGGTGTAAGGGTGTTTATTTGTGCGCGCTGTGGTAAGTGCGCGCCAGGCTATGAGCAAATGTGGCTGCATAGGGATAGAGTGCTCAAGAGCGTTGACCGATCGTAACCTTGTCTTGTATAGTGTGGTTAGCCGGAAGAACCGGCACAAAAAATCCCCCGTTTTGCCTACAAGGATATATGCCTAAATATACAATAGGGGATCCTAATGTATACTTAGGCACAAAAAATCTATAACTTCCATACGATCTCCACTTGATCATCTTTAAACGTTATCTCTTCGATCAGTTCGCGGATCGCTCTCTTTGCCGCCACTCGATCTATGCCGTTAATTGACGGCAGGATTTCGGCGGCCTTTTTCTGCAAATCTGATACGTTTCCATTTCTGGATTGCTCAAGTTCAGCGATCCGTCTCTTGATTTCGGATCGCTCAGCATCAATCCGCTCACGTGCCGCTTTAAGGTCGGCGGCGCTTATTAGATCAAGTTCGTAAGCTTCGATTTGCTTCTGTATCCTTTTATCCAGGCGTGCCAGACTGTTTTGCAACCACCGCATTTTCTCGTCCATCGAAGGGGTACTGGTTTTTACTTTTAATTCTTTTGTTGATGATTTTGATATGCTCTCGATCTCTTTTATGATTACCGTTTCGAGATCGTCACGATGCACGGTATGGTGTTTACATCCATATCCCAGCACGTATGAGGCGCAAACGTAACGATAGTAAATATAAGTCTTAGCCGCTCGTTTGTGCCGAGCAGTGCACCCTTTCATGTTGCCACCACAATAGCCGCATTTTACGAGCCCTGTAAGCAGATAAGTTTCGCTGTCCGCATGCTTATACGCTCTTGATCTGGATTGCAATACCCCCTGTATAGCATCAAAACGCTCTGGCTGGATAATAGCCGGATGATTGTTTTCTTTGACAATCCATTCATTGTTATCTCTGTATACGATCTTTCCGTTTTTGTTTTGTCGTTTGTTATACACCAATCGGCCGGCTACTGTCGGGTTTTTAAGGAGTCGTTTTACGTTGACCTGATCCCAGGGTTTGCCTTGCTTTGTTTTCGAACCATTTTCATTTAATATTTGAGCAATCTTCCTATATCCATGCCCCTGTTCGGCTAGATCAAACATCATTCTCACAAATCTAGCTTCATCCTCATTAATGGCATATTGGGCGTCTATCACGTCATATCCATAACATGGTTTTGTTAATGCTTTATTGGTGTTTCGTGCGAGAGATAGCATATTTTCCTTAACCCGCTCACTGATCCGCTCGCGCTCAAACTCCGCAAACGTTCCTAGCAGTTGGAGCGTCATCCGGCCGACGGCGGTTGAAGTGTCAAAGTTTTCGGATGCAGATACATAGTTGCAGTCATGGTCTTGTAAAAAGCGTATTGTTTGCAGGAGATCAAGCAAATTACGACTAAACCGATCCAGCTTGGTCGTCAATATAATCCGTATCTTACCTTGACTCACGTCATCCAATAGCCTCTTAATTGCCGGGCGGTTAAGATCTTTAGCAGAGTATCCATCATCAATATAAAACATGGGCTGATCCCAACCCATGGCACGACAATAAGATATAAGCCGTTCTTGCTGCTCAATGAGCGAGTTTCCCCGGTCTGCTTGCTCGTCGGTAGATACGCGGATATAGGCCGCGATATGTGACACGTCATTTTCCCCCTTTAACCGGTTTGAAATGGCCCATGTAAACACCACAAATGGTCAATTCGTATGGCATCACTTCGATCGTTTCGTATTCGTCATTTTCAGAACAAAGTTCTATTTTTGGGGAGCTTGAGGACCAACGGATGCGCTTTAATACTCCTTCTTCTCTGTCATTTATCAGGGCTGCTACAATCTGGCCGTTGTAATCAGCCCAAGATGCTTTCCTAAAATATACGATATCCCCATCCTCAATGTCCGCACCTATCATGCTATCCCCTTTGACCCTTAATGCAAAGTCAGGCTGCGATCTTTGGGGAAATGGGTAATAAATGTACTCTTCAATATTTTGCTGGGCTAAGAGCCCATCTCCAGCGCAAATCGTACCGACAAGCGGGATTAATCCAGCATTATTATCACTAAATTCGTCTCCCTCAAAAAATTTTTGAATGGGAACGTCAAAAATGGACGCGATGGTTGTCAGCTTGTCCATAAGTGGGCGGTTTTCGTTACGCTCCCACGCAGATACTGCGGTCGGCGCGACACCAAGCCGCTTCGCCAGTTCCGCTTGAGTCATTTTCCTGTCTTTTCTTAATTGTTTGATGATGTCTCCTACCTTCAAAATACACAACCCCTTCCTATCTCTGTCCCGCTCTAAATTATATCATAAAGCTGTAAAAAAGTACAGTTTCAATGAAAATTTTTTATGGACGACGAAATAAATTTAGAAAAGATAAAAAAATGGTGCTTGAAACTACAGATTTTCTGTAGTATATTATCTCCAGGAGGTGAGCGGATTATGCGGTTTACGATCGAACAAGCTCGTGCTTTATCTGGATTAACACAAGTACAAATGGCCGCAAAACTAGGAATGGGCGAGAAAACGTACATCCAGTACGAAAAATACCGAAAAATTTTTCGCATGGACACTGCGGCAAGGTTTGCAGAGATCGTCAACCTGGGGATCGATCAAATCATTTTTTATGATCCCGAACTACAGAAAAACTGTAGTTAGTTATCTAGTAGGTTAGTCCGCGCCGCGCAACCGCATAGGTTTTTACGGGAGGTGACCCGAGTGGCAAAACAAAAGCGCGCGGAGATTAAAGTGACGGGGCATTATGCGATGATTTACGGTCAAAAGACACTTATTGACCCATTAAAAACCGATCTCCCTGACCGATGCAAAAAAATCTGGGCAGAATCGATGCTCGGGTGCAAGTGCGAACTGGTTAAAAAGGTAGCCCCTTAATGAGGCGCTTGTGGTGGACAAGCCCTAAGAAAGGAGCGTGGAACTAAGTGTCAGATATTCGCACCGAAGTCTGGAACGGTCACAACATCCGCTTCGTGGAGAAGGAGCCGGGCGACTGGTGGGCAGTTGCGGCAGATGTGGCGAAGGCGTTGGGATATCGAATGGCATCTGATATGACCAGATTGCTCGAACCCGAAGAAAGGGATACGCACAATGTGCGTACCCCCGGCGGAAACCAAGAGATGGTGGTCATTTCGGAGACTGGAATATACGAAGCGATTTTCAATAGCCGCCGGAAAGAGGCTAGGGAGTTCAAGAAGTGGATCAAGCAGGTTATCCGCGAACTTCGCCAAGCATCCGGCCTCGAAGGCTTCCAAATCTTCCGGATGCTCGACAAGGAACATCAAAAGGAAGCCATGGCGAGACTTCGGCAGGGGTTGCGCAATCCGGTCCGGGTGGACTTCATCAAAGCCAACGTCATCGCGGACAAAGCAGTTTCGACCAAGTTTAGTTACCGCAAGATGCTGAAAAAGGCGCAAATGACGCCGGAAATGCTGGTGCAATGGCAACCTATTCTGGAGGACACAGTTGAGTTGATGACGGTCGTTGACCGCTTCGATCTTCCGATCAGCGTTAGCAAGACGATTTACAAGAAACATGCATGACAGAAGATGACTCTGCGGTCTGGGGAGTCATCACGCCAAAGGGACGCGAAACGTTCCGACTGATGATCGGGCGGGCGTCGTGAGTGGACAAGCCCACAGAAAGGAGACTCAAACCATGGTTAATGAGAAAAAAGAATCCGCCCAATCGGCGGAAACGCAAAAGTGCGATGTTGTGAATCTTCGCAGGGATTTGGACAGAGTAATCAGGCAATATCGACCCACCAAAGAGGAACTCCATAACGCAATTGAACCAATCCTCAAGTGGTACGGCCTGAAATGATCTTCTTGAAGTCGTTGAGCGTGTAAAAGACTTGTTTCATTAACTCTTCCAAATCGTGTTTCTGCAGCGCGTCGAAAGACGAATTGACTAGGATCAATTTCACTTCATCAGCGAATGCTTGCAAACTCTCGTCAAGTTTCTTTTCAACATCAAGATCAGCCAAAAGTCACACCCCCTCCCGATTTCCAAATTCGACGGAAGGGAACAAAAATCCTGTCAAAGGAGGCGCCGTATAAGCACCCCGTATCATCAACTTTCCGCCCGCTTTATAGCGGAGGCAATCGACAGCATCAACACAGCGAAACATCTGCTGGCTACGGTCAACGAGCTTGATAAGGTTAAGTATCTCGCCCACATGAAAACGGAACTGGAAGACATGAGGGATCGGCTGATTGAAGGGAGGGAAAGCGCATGAACCGCTATGTACAAGTTGATGTTCTGAAGGGCAAAACCATTACAAAAATTGATGTTTCGAGTGATGAAATCATTTTCCACGCAGACGATGGTTCTGTGTACCGGATGTACCATGAACAGGACTGCTGCGAGTCGGTCTAC